TCGGCAGCCGCACCCAGCAGGACCATCACCTCGGCCTCGCCGCTGTTCTTGCCGCCGCCCTCGATCACCGGAAAACGGATCACCTTGTCGGTCATGGGGGTCCGCGCCTCACCGCCTCTGTGCGCAGTAGTGCCTACGGGCTTGCCGTGGCCATGAGGAGCGTTGTGCGGGGGCGTGGATGCTGGAATGGCTGCACCGGGGGATCAATCCGGTGGCCCCGAAGGGTCTTTCAGGTCCGCATGGGAACCGGACGCAATCTGCGCCTGTAGTGATTGGCTACCATAGCCAACGCGTTGGCACAAGCCGTGGTGTGGTTCTTTTTTCGTTCCCGCCAGATGCTGCGTCAGGCCGCGAGCCGCACCCCTGACCGAAACCGATCCCGCACGTCTTTCAGGTTCGCCGCCATGTAGAGGATTGCAACCGCGTGTGCATCGTCCCGGCTTTCCCCGGTGATCCTCTCCACCGTTCCGCGCCACCGCCCGCAGTTAGCGTCGTTTTCGTGCAGCAGGGCTTTCAGAAGCAGGGCGTCCCGCGTGGTCAGCATGGACTCGACCCACTGCACCATACGGCTGGCCTCGATCATGGCCTGGGTGATGTTCTGGCCCGGTGCACCCTCGACCGAGGCGCGGATATGATCGGGACGGCGCTCTGGTGTGTTCAACCCCTGCGCCGTGGCCACATCCGCCTCATGGTCCCGGACGGCGTTGAAATGCTCTTGCGCCAAGGCTCCGCGCTCGTAGAGAAGCTGGAACACGTCGATCCTGCGGGCACGGACGATGATGCGGGTTTTCCCGTCGTCGTCCTTTTCCTCGCAGACCTTGGCCTCGGCTCCGGTGCTTTCGAGACGCAGGGCCTCTCGGCGGGCCACGGCGGTCTCAATCCGGCGGCGCTCGATCCCGGCGAGGATTTCGGCTTTCGATTGCTTGGGCTTGGCCATGCTGTGTCCTTTCAAGCGGCTTGTCGGTCAATCAGGTGGGCAGGAACGCGGCACCCAGGCTCGCCGGGACGCGGGCCGAGGTTGTCGCTCCACCACCCCTCGTCACGGTTCAGGGCGACCACGGCTGACCAGCGGTCGTCGGTCCAGACGGTCGGAGCCTCTGTCGCCTCCACGAAGCTCGCCCATCGGTCGTTCTGGATCAGCCGGTGAATGCCCTTGGCGGTCTCGCCCTGGTACGATTTCGAGGCGTAGGCGGCTTTCAGGCCAGCGATGATGGCCGGCAAGGCGTGACCTCGGGCCTTCGCGGCTGCGAGTGCGGTTTCAACGTCCTTGCGGCTGGATCGCTCTCGGGCTTGGCGAGGCGCTATCGACCAGATCGCTTCCACGTCGGCGCTGGCAGTCGCCGCTTTCGTGCGGCGGGCCGGAGGCTCGGCGGACAAAGAAGGTTCTTGATGGTTATTTGGTGGTTCAAACGTAGTGAGGTACGCAACTGTTTCCCCACCCCCTGAAGCAGTTTCCCCACGTGGGGAAATGGTTGCGCCACGTGGGGAAATAGTTTCCCCACCCAGTTTCAGGGTGATTATGTCGCTCGAACGCGAACCGTCAGCCCGCGACCGGGCCTCCCTTTCCAGCAGTCCGGCATCCTCCAGACGCTTGAACGTGGTCAGGATCGTGCGCTGCGAAAGGCCGGTGTCGGATGCAAGCGCCTTGTGCGAAGGCCAGCACCGCATCGCGTCGTCGGCGTAGTTCGCCAGCGCCAGCAGCAGCAGTTTTTCGGACGGCTTGAGACCCTGGGCCTTCAGGGAGAGGGCGATAGCTTGAACGCTCATTGCATCCCCATCCGATCCCGGATCGCGGAGCAAGCGATGTCGCACATGGTCTCGACCTCGCCGGTCGGCCCGTTGTTGTTCTTCTCGACCAGCCAAAAGAGCTTGCGGCGCACCTTGTCCAACCGCGAACGCCATTCGCTCATGGCCTCGAAGTCGCTCTCGTCCTCCGGGCGGCGGCAGTAATACTCCGGGCGGTAGAGAAACATCACCAACCGCGCGTCCTGCTCAATCTCGCCGGACCAACGCAGGTCCGACAGGCTGGGCCGCTTGTCCTTGTTGTCCCGCTTCTCCACATCGCGGGAGAGCTGGCACAGGGCGACCACGGGCACGTCGAGGCGCTTGGCCATTTCAGCCAGGCCCCGCGAAATGTCCCCGACCTCGGCCACCTTGTTGCCCTTGCGGTCGTTGTCGGCCTTGGCGATGGTCAGGTGGTCAACGATGATCGCGCCCGGCTCGATCCCCTGCCGTTGCCAGTCTCGGATTGCCTTGCGGGCGCAGGCTTCCATTGCGGAGGTCGTCAGGCCGGGGCGGGTGTCGAACAGCAGGGGCCAGCCGGCCATCGTGCGCTCGGCGGCTTCAAGGGCTTCCCATTGATGGCGCTCAAGCTGGCCACGGTCGGCGTCGAAATAAGTCGGGTTCTCGCTCTTGCCGCTGAACACCGGGGCGTTCCGGTTAAAGGCCAGATCGCAGGCCATACGCAGGCCGAGCGCGACCTTGGGCATCTCCATCGAGAAGAACGCCACACCCTTGCCCTGAGAGGCCAGAGCGCGACCGAGGGTCAGGCCCGCACTCGACTTGCCCATTGCCGGGCGTCCCGCGATGATGGCCATCTCCCCACGACGCAGCCCGCCTGTCAGCCGGTCCAGTTCGGTCAGGCCGGTCGGCAGTTCAATCCGGCCTTTGCGCTCCTGGGCCGCGCGAACCGCACTCCCGATGATCGCATCTGCCCGGCTCCATGCGGAGGGGGAGGGGCCGGTGTCGGCAAGGTCGGACACAGCACGTTCGGCGTCGATCACCCGCTCCGATCCGGGCTTGTCCGGGTCACGCGCGGCCTCGGCAATCTCACCGGCCACGCGGATCAGTCCCCGGCGCATCGCCGCGTCTTGCACGGCGCGGGCATATTCAGGGGCGTGGCGGGGGGCTGGAGCGCGATCCACCATGTCCGCGAGGTATCGCAGGCCACCGAACTGATCCCACGCGGGCGAGGCTTTCAGGCGGTCGGCAAGGATGGTCGGCTCGGCAAGGCGACCGGCGCGAACAAGGTCCGTCATCGCGGTCCAGATCAGACCGTGGAACGGCTCAAAGAAGTCAGCCGCCCGCACGTCGTCGGGCATGGCCTCGTTGTCGAACAGGACAGCCCCGATCAGGGCCTGTTCAGCGTCGAGGTTCTGCGGGAGGGGCGAGCTAAGGCCGATCACGCCGCGCCTCCATTGCATCCGCCACCGGACGCAGGACCGGGGCGGCGAGAGGCGAACGCAGGGCGCGGATCAGCGCCTCGGCCACGGTGACGGGCTGTGCGTAAGTCTGGGGAAATCGAGGGGCGAATACGGTCATAACAGTAGCTTAAGCCGCCCCTGCGGCTGTTGAGAATGTAGCCGGCCAGTTGTCAGGGGATAACCCCGCGCGTCTGTGGGTGCCGCCAAATTCCTTAGGCATTTTCCGGTGATCCTTGGGGGACCACGCCTTGCGAAGACCGCCCATCGCCTTGCGGTGGGCCTTGCAATAGGTCTCATCGGTCGGGAAGCAGCAGGACAGGACTTCATGCCGCTTGCCGAGCGGGAACGCGCACTGGCCGCTCTCGCGCTCCATCCACGGACGGGCGAACGACACATCAGCCAGGATCACCGTCTCGCGTTCGGCCTTGGCGGTCTGGATGCGCTCGCGCTTGGCTTGCTTCTCCCGCGAGGCCAACTGCGCCCGGAGCCGTTGCGTCTCGCGATTGCCGCCCGAGGCGCGGGGGAACTCCGCTGCCAGCTTCAGGCGGTGCACCTTGCCGATGACGGCGTTGCGGCTGACCTTGATGCCGAACCGCGCCGAGATTCGACTGGCCATCTCGCTGACGTAAATGCCTTCGATCCAGAGGGACCGCAGCATCTCCAGCACCTCGGGAACCTCCCACAGGGTCGCCTTGCGCTCCACCACCGTCCGAACCTTGCCCAGCAGAGGCACACCGAGGCGGCGGCACCGGGCGACGACCGAGGACCGCGACCGGCGCTCATGGGTCGGAGGCAGCAGGACGGACGCAATCTTGCCTGCCGAACATCCGAGCGCGGCCAGTTCGATCACGCGGGCGTCGTCGGCTTTTGTCCATTCGCTCATGGTTATTCCCCTCTTGTGTGTGGTTGAACGGTGACGCGGACGACGGCTTCCCGCTGAGGCGGGGCGTCGGACCACGAAAGGGTGATGCGCTGGCAGCAGGAGTCGTCGATCACCAGACCGCGCTCCACGATCAGGTCGCTGACCGCCTTCTCAAGGTTGCCGAGGTCACGGGCGCGGCGGTCGGGACGGTCAAAGATCAGGTCCAGCGAATAGGGACCGGCGATCAGCCCGGCAGGAACGTGCGGCCGGGCTGCGGCCTTCCATGCCTTGTAGGCAGGCGAGGCGTAGCGGCGGGCCTTGCCTGAGAACAGGCCGTTGACCGAGGGGGGGAAGGGGAGCGTGAACGACACGGCGGTCATGCGGCCACCGCCAGGCTGATCGGCAGCGCGTCAACGGCATCAATGCGACGGCCAATCCAAGCCATGCAAGGAACGGCCATTGAGTTGCCGAGAGCCTTGTATCGGGGGCCGTCAGCAGCGGACTTCCCCCGGTGCGGAACAAGCGTGAAGTCGTCAGGGAAGCCTTGCAGCCGCTCACACTCGCGGGGTGTCAGGCGTCGAACAGCAGATCCGATGCGAACGCCGGTCTGGATGTTGCTGGTGTCGTTCGGAACTTGGGCGTTCAGGGTCGGCGCGTAAGGCCGTTCCCAGCCGGGGCTGTTGCTTTGGTCGGAACAGGTAAAGGCGACGGCAACGTGAGGATGCTGGTCGCTCAATCCCCGTCCGTGGTCTGATTTCAGGGTCGGAAACACGCGCTCGCTAGGAGGGGCGCCCGCGCCGCGCCGCAGATTGCCGGGCTGAAACGCAATAGCGGGCGCGTGGCTTCCCTTGGCAAGGGTGTGGCATGGGTCGCCTGGTTGTGGGTCGCTCCGGTTTGTCGAGCTCGTAATTTGGGTGGTGTCAAAGGCGACAATCAGGCTGTCAGCAGTGTCTACGTCCGTGCCTGGCGGACGGTCGCCGCCCGTCCTGTTTCCGCCCGCCCTAAGTGTCGGCGCTACGGCTTGCAGGTATCCGGCTGCGGCTTCATCAGTCCCAGCTCCGGGGCCTCCCCCACCGCCTGAAGCCCTGCTTGTAAGGACGCCGGCAACGTCTTCCCTCGTTTTGCGGCGCGGCGCAGGATTCCCCGACAGGCTGTGGCGCTCAAATAGAACCGCTGCGGCACGTCGCCAGTCTCCAAGGTATCCGACAACGAACACACGGCGGCGGCGCTGGGCCACTCCGAAGAACTGAGCGTCAAGGACTCGGTAGGCGACGCCATACCCGAGTTCGCCCATGCCCCCGAGAATGGAACCAAAGTCCCGTCCTCCGTTCGATGACAGGACGCCGGGGACGTTCTCCCACACCAGCCATCGGGGCCGCAGTCGGTCAGCCAGCCTAAGATATTCGAGGGCCAGGTTGCCCCGGTCGTCATCCAGTCCGCCTCTGAGCCCGGCGACGCTGAAAGACTGGCAAGGTGTTCCTCCGACCAGAAGGTCGATTGGTTCGTATTCGCCAGCCTTGATCGTGGTGAAGTCGCCATGAAGCGGGGTCTCCGGGTAATGGTGAGCGAGGACCGAGCGCGGGAACGCCTCAATCTCGGAGAAGAAAGAGGCCTTCCAGCCGAGCGGATGCCATGCGGCGGTTGCAGCCTCGATGCCTGAGCAGACGGATCCGTAAATCACGATACCCTCGCCCGGCGCAGGGCCTCATGCACGGCTTCTTGCTTCGGGTTCACCGGCTTCTTGCGGACGTGGCCGCGAACGGGAACCACATCCGAGCGGACGAGTTCCACACGCAGCAGGCCCAGAGCATC